TATCGACAGAGGAATCGATCCAAAACGAATGGTGATGATGCCTGTGACTACAGTTCAAGAGTTCAGAACACAAACACTCAGAGTTCTCGATACCTACCTTGCACAGAACGAAGCAGATCGCAAACCGATGTTTCTGTGTCTAGATTCGCTTGGGATGTTATCAACTACAAAGGAAGTTGAAGATACTGCTGAAGGAAAAGAAACAAGGGACATGACAAGAGCTCAAGTTCTCAAGGCTGCATTTCGTGTGCTGACTCTAAAACTTAGTAAGGCCAAGATACCGATGGTTATTACAAACCATACTTATGATGTCGTTGGTTCAATGTTCCCGACAAAAGAAATGGGCGGAGGCTCTGGACTCAAATATGCAGCTTCATCCATCGTTTATCTTTCCAAGAAGAAAGAGAAAGACGGTACTGAAGTGATTGGTAACATCGTGCATTGTAAAAACCACAAGTCACGATTGACAATTGAAAATAGAATGGTTGATGTAAGATTGACCTACGATAAAGGTCTGGACAAATACTATGGACTATTAGAACTCGCAGAGAAGTATGATATATTTAAAAAGGTTTCTACTCGCTACGAACTTCCTGATGGTAGTAAGCAGTTTGGTAAAACAATATTGAACGACCCAGAGACATACTTCACTAAAGAAATTATGGAGAAGTTAGAAGAAGCTGCAAGTAAGGAGTTCAAATATGGCGGTGCAAATAGTTAAGAATTGTTGTTCTCCAATGTTCTTGGACTTTATACGTCAGCAAATAGAACAAAGTGAACGATGGCATTTCAAGTATCCTGTAAACGCAGATTTTGACGATAAACATCCAAAGTTAGAAATTATTGGTGGCAAAGGAGCCACAGACGAAAGACTTGTTGGAATTGCAATGAGTTTGATGATCCAGATTTACGAAAAGGCTTCTGATATCATTAGTCCAAACGTCATGTTCTGTGGTGTATCGATTAAAGACAAACATAGAAAAGATAACTTACACCAAGACCACACATCAGAGAGTGAAAAGAATCTCATAAAGGTGTTGGGTGTTCTTAACACAGATTGGCAAGATTCTTGGGGTGGTGGCTTTGAACATGGTGGTGAAGTGTATCCTGTACGTCCAACAGACTTTTTAATTTTTGATTCCAAAGTTCCTCATCGGGCTGATGATATTCTTGTAGATAAAAAACGAATTGCGATTGACTTTACCTTGCATAAGGTGTAGAATAGATACTATGGAAGATTATATTAGAGTGTATGAAAATGTTATATCAAGTAATTGGTGTGACGCATTGATTGAAAAGTTTGAGGATTTTGATGACCAACATGAAGTCCTTGATGATAAGATGTCCTTTGTACAAATTAACTTTGCAAAAAATGTTTTATGGCAATACGAGTCAGATTATTTGTCTAAAATTCTTTTGGAGCAAATTAAGAAGTATGAAAAAGATGTCGATATTTCAAATCAATGGCCATCAAAATATACACTAGAACCTGTACGAATGAAACGATATCTACCAAATCAAAAAGATAACTTTCCCTCTCATGTGGATGTTACTGACACAGACAACAACAGTCGATTCTTGGTTATGTTTTTATATTTGAGTGACAATGAAAAAGGTGAGACTATTTTTCCTCACCATCATCTCACATCGAAATGTATACAGGGGAATATTTTGATTTTTCCACCATTATGGCCTTGGTTACATTCGGGCAATTTTCCAGTGAATACACCAAAATATATTGTCGGGAGTTATTTACATTATGTCGATTGAAGATAGTTATGCATTTGTGCATAATCCTAAAAGTAATCTACAAGGTATTGGTATTAAGAATGGAAAGTATCACGGAGTTATTTACGAATATAAAAACGTATCGTTTGGTACGTTAGAAGATGAGCCTGATAAAGAGGTTTTACTTTCTTTTGAGTATGATGTGATCGATCCTTTTGGTTTTGATAGAGAGGATTTTGGCAAACAAGAATTTGGGGATCTACTAGGTGATATTCTAGTAGATGTAATTGATAAATATGGTACAGGAGAACAGTTTGAATCAGACGATTGAAAGAACTACACTCAGCAACTTAATCTACAACGAAGATTATGCTCGAAAGGTTTTGCCGTTCATCAAGAGTAATTATTTTGATGAGAGAGAAGAACAAATCATCTTCGAGGAAATCAGTAATTTTGTAGACAAGTATCAAAAGATTCCAACACAGACCAGCCTTGAGATTGAGGTTGGTGAAAGAAAAGACCTCAACGAAACAGAACATAAAAAGATTGTCGATATTATCAAGGCACTCAATCCAATCGAGGTGGACTTTGAGTGGTTGGTAGATACAACTGAAAAGTTTTGCAAAGATAAAGCTATCTACAATGCAATCGTTGATGGTATCAAAATCATCGATGGTAAGGACAAGAAACGAACACCCGATGCGATTCCAGAGATATTGACTGATGCATTGTCGGTGTCATTTGATAACTCTGTCGGTCACGATTACATAGAAGATGCAGAGAAACGATTTGATTATTATCATCGCATAGAGGAACGTATACCATTCGACTTGGACTTCTTCAACAAGATAACCAAAGGTGGATTGCCACCTAAGACGTTGAACATTGCACTTGCTGGAACTGGTGTCGGTAAATCGTTGTTCATGTGTCATATGGCCGCAAACTGCTTGTCTCAAGGTAAGAACGTATTGTATATTACTCTGGAAATGGCAGAGGAACGAATTGCAGAACGAATCGATGCGAATCTGATGAATGTCAGTATGGAAGATTTACAAGACCTTCCAAAGAAAATGTTTACCGACAAGATGTCGAAGATAACCAAGAAGACAGCAGGCAAACTTATCGTCAAGGAATATCCAACTGCAACAGCACACAGTGCTCATTTCAGAGGATTAATTAAGGAACTTGCAATCAAGAAGTCATTCAAATCAGATATCATTTTTATCGATTATCTGAATATCTGTGCGTCCAGTAGATTCAAGGGTGCTCAAAGTATGAACTCATATATGTATATCAAAGCAATCGCAGAGGAACTCAGAGGACTTGCAGTAGAAACCAATGTTCCAATCATGTCTGCAACTCAAACCACAAGGTCGGGGTTTGTATCGACTGATGTTGGACTTGAGGATACTTCAGAGAGTTTCGGACTGCCTGCAACGGCTGACCTGATGTTTGCACTGATATCGACTGAGGAACTTGAAGAACTGAACCAGATATGTGTAAAACAGTTGAAAAACCGATACAATGACCCTACAATGAATAAACGGTTTGTAATCGGTATAGATCGTGCGAAGATGAGGCTTTATGATGTGGAGATGAACGCACAAGAAGACTTGGTGGATACTGGACAAGAAGATACACCAGTATTCGACAATTCAAGTTTTGGTTCTAAGTCATACGACAAGTTTTCCAATCTGAAAGTCTAACATCTCCTTTTATAAATAGTATATAAACTACTTTTATGGGAGCTTTGGATGTCAAAACTAAGAGATATTGTCCGTCAGGTAAAACCTGTCCAAGAAACATATTGTGTCAATCACGCAGATAAAATTCAATCGTTATTAAGTGAATCTCAATTAGAAAAAGACGATTTATTTAAGAGGGAAAATCAAAAGAATTTTGTATCAATGGCCATAGCTGGTAAATTAGTTGATAAAGGTGGCAATCCTCTACCAAAAGTAAAAAAGACAGACCCACTTTTAGTTTCTATTAAAAATGCAAAAGAAAAAACGGATATACCAAATGCTTCGCAGAAAGGAGGTCGTTTTGATACTGATCCATCTTTTAAATTAAGTGATGTTCAAAAAACTGATGATTTTGGTGGAGTAGGTGGTAAAGGCCCATCTGGTGCAGCTTGGGAAAATATAATTACAAAACACTTTAATGAACTTGTTGGCCAACCTGATCATGATAAAAATGCAAATGAGGCTGCAGATAAATTTCCTGATTATGATGAAATAGGAAAAACGCTTGCAAAAAATATTCTTCCAAAAATTGGTAAAAAACCTATAACACAGTTTGGCGGCGGGAAATCAAAAAGTAACCTATCAAGTTTTTGGACAAGTTTTGGTGCGTCTGATGGAACACCTAAAACAGATATGTACAATGCTGGGTATAATATATCACTGAAGAAGAAAGGTGGTTCTCAACTTGCGTCTGGTAGTAAGAATGAAACAA